AACGACAGACACAACTAGTGTACCATCGACCCTCCCCCGCCCCATTGGATGTTGTTACCTAGTGTACCTTGCGAAATTCAGTGGGAATTCTGTTGTTACCTCTAGAATCCGGTGAGTGGGGTATACGGGGGTTACGACTTCTCGTAGGATACGAGATACCCCCTCACATTTTTGTGTCAAATACGACGAAGATTAACTCTTGACACTCTAAACGTTCATCCATAAGTTCCCCTCAGGTTTCCTCCCAACAACACCCTCCAGAAACTTCTCAAGCTCCCTATCGATTCTCTCCTCCCTTAGAGCGTCTACAGCCTCATCTACAGACTGCGCCATCTGTTCAACCCAATACCCACAGGCCATCGACAGAGCATCGAGCCTATCGTCGTGCCTAAGTGAACCTTTATCGCGGGTTAGTCTTGACAACTGGTACAAAAGGAGATAACTAAGGTTATCCGCAGTTGACCCTCCGTTATTTCTTATTGAATCATAATCATGAATAATAACCCTAGGGTCTAAGATTAACCTATGACTATTCATAAGTGGTTCTAAAGTGTCTATGATTCTTAGTTCCTTTTGTTTGTTATGTCTTACCTCTTCTACGGTTACGCTATAGCCAACTTCAGCCAACACAGGCTTCAATAGTTGGTTAAACATACCATCTCCGAAGTTAGCCTCGATGATTAGTCTGTTTACTTTGTTCTCTTTGGCTATCTTAGCCAACTTAATCAGTGTTGTCTTATCATAGCCCCCTTTGAAGCCTCCAGCCTCTGTAACGAAGAGCTGGGACGCTAGAATCTTCACTACAGCGTACCCTGTCTCATCCTGACCGCGCCCCGAGGGATCAATCGCCATAACAGCCCCAGTATACTTCTCGTGGCCCTCAGCGATCTCCATAGGCTTGTGGTAGTAATCTCCGCTGAATCCCACGTTAGGTATGTCCCTCAGTACCAAATCAGGGCTACTGGCCCACACTAGCTTGGGACTAGCGACCTCTTTGTCTAAAGGATGAACAATAAAATCACTAAGCTTAAGGGGATACCTTTCGAGGTCACTCAGGCGGCTATCGAGCATGAACTGTAGGGCAAACCCAGCCTTACCGTAGGAAGCCTCACGTTCTGCTAGGTCAAACTCATTGAATCTGTCGGGATCTACGGGTTTACCCTTATATTCGTCTGGATCGTCCTGTAGTCTACCAGATATGGTAGGACACAGCCTGTCTCCGTAGATTTCCCTAGTTTTACTGGGGTATCTCGCAGGCCATATCCTCGTTTCATAACCGCGCTCCAGCAAAGCATTATATAACGTCTCCTCAGACTGAGGTGTCCCCAGAAAGATGATTCTTCCGTCTGGCTTAAGAATAGCCTCAAACTCCTTTACTGTCTCACCCAGCCTGTCCCTCATAAGCTGGGTCATACTGTTGTTAGCCGACTCAACGTCATCAGCAACAATGATGTCAGCCCGTGACCCTGTTAGCTGTCCGGTGATACCCACAGATTTCACAGATGGAGCATGAGCAGCGGGCGCAGGGCCAACATCAAAGCTAATCTTAGAGGAACGCTGGTCTTCCGAAGGCTTCAGATGTTGAAGTATGGGCATCTCCGAGATTAACCGGAGTGTAAACGTAGAAAAGTCGTCAGACCTTGTTTTTGATGCTGATACCACAAGAAAGTTAAGCGTGGGGTCTAATAAGAGCTGATGTACGACAAAGGCACTTGTTATCCAACTTTTGCCCACCCCACGGAAAGCTTGAATGACCATACGTCTTGGGCCATCTTGAACGTACTTGGCAATGTCGTTCTGAACAGGGGTAGGGCTGGGTAGATTCAGGTGCTTCCAAGTGAGGTACAGGAAGTTCCTGAAGTCTCTTACACGAGGGTCTATATTGGTTTGTAGTTTCTTGGAGCGTAAGGGGGTCATAGAGAGGTTTTAATAGTTATGGTGAGTCAACACACACTGGGATACTAGGATGGCTACAGGGGGCAAATACGGGCCAGTATGGGGCAGAGAGGGAGGAGCCAAGAGAAACAGGCTCTCTGTGAGGCATCGTAAGCTTGGGCGGGAGAGAGCCTATGGAATAGCGTACTCCGATGGTGTAATCGAAGTTGACCCAAGACAAGACCCTCAGGAGTACATGGATACCCTTATTCATGAGCTCCTCCATCAAGCTGCTCCGACTTCTTACTTAGATGAGGAAGCAGTTGTTGAAGTAGCGAGAGTACTGACGAAGCATCTGTGGGAGTCGGGATATAGGAGGGAGTTGACAGGGATTCCCTCAGAAGTCTCAGAAAGGTAAACCAAGTACGAACATCAGTACTGGATTTACCGAAGTTAGCAAATGCACAAGCCAAAACAACATTAGAAGCAGTATAGTGCTTGGTAGAATCAATACGGTCAATACTGACCAACTGAGGGTGTCTAGGAGATTCAGAGTAGGTTATCATTGGAACCTGAGTCCAGAAACAGAGTCCATGCTGAGTTTCCCATAGATCAGTTAAGAACTGACGGTCTATATCTATTTTCTTATATTTGGGACTCTTATCAGCACAACCTATAAGGCGGTACTCCCAGTTCTTATCACGATACTTCTGCGATGCTGCTCTCTGGAGCTTCCGTCGTCTTTCTTGCAATGCTTTCGGATTTGATGATTGTCCCTTTTTCGTCATAAGGCAGTTCGTCCAGTATGTTTAGTAAGGGAGACCCTGTGGCGGGTGTCACCGTAATGTTGTTATCTTTAAGCATTTGTCGGGCAACATTCAAGTCTGTAGGTGTAGCTACGCCTGTCTGAATGCGGTTCAGCAGTTCTTCCGTTAGGGCAGTATGGATGCTCCCTAGTAGTTCTTCGTTTAGTTCGGTCATGACTTATTGCGGTTTACTTTGAAGGTTGCGGCCCCTTTTCCATTTTTAACCGTTTCCGTAGTGCCTCTTTTTTTTCCACATGTCTTGCCCACTGATTCTGATTAGAGTTAGGGTCTGTGAATTGTCTTACCTGCCAATCAAGGTGATCCATCCTTTCCTGTGCTGCATCTCTTTCCTTACCTTGCCTTATGACCATCTTCCGTAAACGCTCTGCATTTTTTTTCTTAGCTTCTTTATTTTCTTTTAATTGCTTGTCTCGCATAATTTTAAGCTTATCTACTATTATATCTGTGCGAGACTTTTTAATTTTAGACTTAGGTACAGTCTCTCCTTGGTATTCTTTAGGCATAATAAATCTTTCGTTACTTAATCAGACGACCAGCTAAGCCACCGTATCCTTTTTTGACTTCTTTGCTATCGGCTATATCCTTAGCAACACCGATTCCTCCTAAACTTTTTGCTTCCTCTAACGGTTTCTTCTTACGACCTGTCCAGATGTTCCGTTTGTTTACTGTTGCGTTCATACACATAATATTAGTCTCCTGATTCTAGTTGTCTTTCGAGTTCATTAATATAAAAACCTAGCTGGCGTATAAGCTCAGCTCCCTCCTCCGTCGCTGTCGCGTCCTCCATCCCCTGAGGGTTCCTCTCCGCTATCTCGGAGAACCCGTTCAGCTTCACGTTTAGACACCCTGCGTTCCCTAGCAGCAGCAATAATATCAAGTACGTCAGAGTCTTTTTCATCTTTTCGTTGTTGAGCTAGTTGTGCCGTTGCGATGTCCCCAAGGGACTCAACTGCGTCTACCAGACGAGGTAACGCAGCGAGACCCCTGAGTGCTTCTAATATCATTTCTTCTTGGCGGAATACTCCTTAAGAGCATCCACGATGCTTTGCCCACCAATGTAGGATGGTACGATAATAATAACCGCACCAATCACGTTTTCTGCCACCGCTGGTGACAGGTTCAACCACTCAGTAGCCATAACGGTCAAAAGACCTCCGATGGCCATCCAGAGCTTTCTCGATTTTAGTTTATCTTTCATTGTTTTTTATCAGTTGTCTTATTTTTAAAATGATATAAACGAGCGAGGCAACCGAGATGCAAATATGGAGTACAGTATCAATCTCCAGCATCCAGTTGCCTAGACCGCTCACGGAGGCAAACCCCACTTTTATATCGTTTAAATCAATCATTTTCCTCACGTTCTAATCGGGCTGCTTCAATCTCAGCTTCTCTTCGGGCTTCTTCAGCAATCCTATTTGGATCTTTCGGCCAATCCTGCTTTACAGCCTCTAGATCCTCAATAGAGGCACAGAGTTTAATCTTAGCTTCCAATAAGTTACAAGTATCTCTAACAGAAGATCTATACTCAACCCAATCTTTAGATACAGGAAGATCAGCCTCATTTTCCCGAATTACCATCCAATCACTGGAAACTAAAAGTGAGTGGGCAGTTCTGCTGATTCCTTGGAGCAGACCACGCTTCAGCATATCCAAGTCCTTTGGAGTACTGACCACTACGCCTTCTGAGTCCACAGTATTGTAGTAGTACTTTTCATTCTTGAACTTTTGAATGGGAGGTTCTTTCCAAGTGATGCCTAGGGTTTCCAACTGCTCCTTACTGGAGACAGTCAGGAAGTTCGCAGGGTACGTTAAGTTGTTCAGCTTGAACCCCTGATTGAGTGGTAGTCTTTTGTTATCTGCGTAATACATAATGTTACCTTGCGTTTGCGTATTTGAATGGAGATTCTGCCACGGCGTAATAGATGTAGTCTGTCGTCGATGGGCCGTTCACCCCGACACCAGTTGTTCTGAACTTAAAGCCGTTGCTGTTAAAATCGAGGGTCACATAGGACTGTTCAGCACCATCAGAGTCGGCCAGCATAAAGTCAGACATGACATTGGACGGTTCCCTTTTTGAGTCAAAAATGTACCAAGAGTAGCTCGTCGATATGGATTTCACTAGAACGAAGGCTGGCCGAAAACCCGTATATACAAACGAGCCATCTACCGAGTTGTTTCCTGTGTAGCTTCCCACCTTTGAATACCCCTCGACACTGGCGAATAAATAAGCCACATAGGTTTCGGCTGAACCCATACCCGACCCTTGATTCATATAGATGGTATCGCTCATCCCCATATCATCACGAAAATCTACGTCAGTAGTGCTGTACGGGACAATGGCGTTATTTGTATCGTAGCTCGCCTCGGCAGCGCTGCTGTTAAGGATAAGATATTTCGATGCGCCAATATCCTTATGATACACTTGCCAGTTGTAATTATCTGGACTCCCGTTATTCCATCGGTTCTTCGCCAGTATTAACTCCGGTGCTACGCCGAGGTGATGAGAGACTCGCTGTGCATCGCCGGACATCTCGTCATCGTCCCCCGTCCACTTCACAATGCTAAAACCGGAGTCAGCATTGTAAACCTCATTGGTGTCTGTACTCCCAGCCCTCCAACTCCAGCCAACATAAGTGCGTCCGGTTTCGTTGACATAGCGG